TCGCCATATACCGACTACCGAACTTGTCGTATGCGATACGCCCCTTGATGGCCGGGTCATGTGTTAATAGTTTAAGAATATTATCACGCGTTTTCTTAAGCCCTTGATTCTCGTTATATTTGAGGCCGGCGGACTTCATCCATTCAGTCTCGAGCATAGCGTCAAGGTCAGTTACATCGGTAGTATTAGTATTACTTATCGATTCTTGGAACACGTTCGTAGCTGACTCACGCGCACGTTCCTGCTGGATACTGATGGCCACCTCTGCGTCCTCAAAGGCTAGCTTACTCATCGCAAGGAACGACGGCATCTTATGCGGTGGCGTGCCGTCCTTGGCCGTCTCGTCGAGGTCATGGAACTTATGAAGTCGAACCAGGTCAAAGGCGTTCACGAGTTGGCCACCACACGGATCCGTATTGTGATGTGAGTATAAAAACTTATCATCATCGTAGATTACGGCACCGCCAATGGTAGAACCTTCGACGTAGGTTAGGCGGTCATTAGAACCATCAACGAATGTGTACGCGTTAGGTAAGAACGTATCGATAGCCTCACGAATACCATACTGCCTACAAAAGGCGCCTACGATGCCGTGCTTGGATAACGGATCCTGTTGCTTCGTAAGTAGCTGTTTCACTCTAACCGATGTCTCAGAACCTGGTACCTGTGGCCACGACGCCACGTTCCGCCAATCGGTGTACTCCGCTAGGATGCCGTCTGCAGATAAGAACGGCTTATCTGCAAATCTGAATACGTATTGTGCATCGCTAGAACATCCTGGCCAGTACATCAGCCTCGAGGCTTCGAACGTTGTCGAGTCCATCATGCCGATACCGATTAAACTGGACCGCGGACGATGCGGTGTGTGTGAACGCGTACTGTACACGGCGTACGCCATTCCTAACGCGTCCACTGTACGCACTACATTATCCGTTTGGCCAGGCTCAATGGCGTCAAGGTCAAGGGTGATAAGGTCACGGCCTGTGACATTAATCGCCTTACGTTGGAGACCGATTAAGCTACCACCGACGAAACCCCCGATGTCCTTTAGTTTAGCCTGCGCGGACTTTGGCAGTTGATGATACTGCTCAACTGTTTCCGTAGTGCGTTGCGGTGTACGAAGTCGTTCGATGAACTCGGACCACATGAGCTCCGTTTGAATCCATTGTTTAGACGTGCGACTTTGGCCTACGCTAATTATTAGTTTTTTATCGTTAATCATACGGCCAACGCCCTTTCTAATCCTTCATATAATAATCACTGGTGAATCCGGCCGCTGATAGGTGTAACCCTTCAGCCCATGGAATCGGAGCCCCAAATAAAGCGTTAACCTTATCAAGGGTTTTCTCCTTATCCTCGGAAGGGATTTCCATAACCGCCTCATCGTGGATGTGCATAGTAATCGGATACCCTGCCATTGTCAATCGCCTCAAGGTAACCGCCAGGCAGTCTCGGGCAACGGCTTGGGTAATGTTTTCGACAAGTTTTCCGCCATACGTGCTGTCATCCACCCAGGCGTTGTTGAATTGCGCCTTGAAATGGACGGCGCCCTTACCAAATTGGTTTTCCTTGATATACGCACCTGGGTAAAATAGCTTCCGCCCGCTAGGTAGCTCTATCGTCATATATCTATAGCCGTATATCGGATCAATCTCTAATCGAAATATAATACCGTGGTCAAGGCCCATAGGGTTACCTGTGGTTACTGTGTACACCGCAGCGTTTTCTACCTGGTACCATAAATCACGAATACGAGGTGACGCTTCCCGCCATAACCTTACAATGTCCGGAAGTTCTTCTTCCGCAAGCCCCATATCAAGGGCGCCCATAGCCTTTAATGCGTTGACGCCTCCTTGATACCCAAGGGCTAGTTCTGCGACCTTCCCCTTTTGTCGTAGGTGTCCGTTTTCGCCGTGTTTCACGACCGGAACGCCAAACATCGAGGATGCCGAGGCGCAGTAGATATCACCATCATGGGCGAATACCTGTTGACGCCACTGCTCACCACTTAGCCAGGCGATAACCCTAGCTTCAATGGCGGAGAAGTCAGCCACACATAATGTCTTACCCTCTGGGGCGATAATAGTCGTACGGATTAATTGTGAGAGCGTATCAGCTACATCACCATATAAGAGTTCGAGCCCTACACGATTACGATGTGTCACGAGGGAACGTGCGACATCAAGCGTTTCGATATAGTTTCTTGGTAGGTTTTGAACTTGTATGAGCCGTCCGGCCCATCGTCCAGTACGATTGGCTCCGTAGAATTGTAACACGCCTCTGAGGCGATAATCTGATCCCCAGGACTCCTCCATCTTGACGTACTTTGATACAGAGGACTTGGCCAGTTTTTTGCGTAACATAAGAACTCGTTTGGCCACCTGGTTAATGTCACTCTTGAGAGCGCCGTCAACGGTATCCTTAGTTAAGTTAGGAAGGTTAGCCCCTGTGTTGGTGTTGATCCAATTCAGGAGTGCTTGCGTAGAATTAGGATTGGCCAAGCGTGTGATTTCCTGTGCTTCCTTTGTAAGGATGTTCGTGTTTTCTTCATCGATACATAGTGCGCCGAGGACGAGGTCATGGTCGATAAGTACACCACGATTATTGATTTCAATATCGATGTACCAATCGTTCCATGTCTCATCAGGTACAGGAAACGATACGAGTCGTTTATAACATTCCATTTCAGTGACTACGTCTTGTCTGTTATATTCGACATACGTTCGCCACTTTTCAGGCTCATGATGTGGCAGGTTACGAGTTCGACCGCCGTTAGATTTAGTCGGGTTACAAGGAATACTAAAATATCGGATTAAAGTCTTACCGGCTTTATCCTTTAATTTATCTTGAGGTAGCCCTAGGGCAACGCCTAACTTAGCAAGGCCCATAGGATACCCTAAATAGGCTCCGTGTATCATCGTGCAGTGCCATTGACGTAATGGAGTAACATATCCGGCCTTGTTTAAACAGGTGATTTCAAATTGTGCATTATAGGCATGTTTAATGACATCCGGATTTTTGAGGTCTGCAATCACCTCATCCGGTATTGTTTCACCCTGTGCTAGATCCACAACTTCAACCTGGCCAAAGTCATACGCATACGCGAATAGGAGGATTTCGAAATCCTCCGCTTCGACATATTTGTAGACCCCTGCGCCGATGTCATTGGATGAGAATGTTTCAATATCAATGTTGAGATGGCGCATAATGGCCACCTATTACATTGGGAGGCCAGTAACAGGGTTAATAGCTGGAACGGCTTCAGCACCACCGAATACATTTGCTGCGCTACCTTGAGGAGCTCCGAATACGGATGCAGCGGATGCAGGTTGGCCACCGCCAAGAGGTTCACCATCACGTACCTTTTGTACAGGGCCTAAACCAGCGGAGATACCAGAGGATTGGTTATTGTAGAAGTAGAAGTTAACCAATACGTTGGCATACATGCCAGAGTATACTTGGCCCGGTTCAGTAAGGGGCTGACCTTGAAGGTCGACTACTTCAGGCTTGAATTTCATAGATTGAGACGCGTTAAACACGTAATGACCTTTACATTCAGGGCCGTATTCCTTACCGCCTGGCGTGTAGCCATCGCCATCGTGAAGCGGTGTTTTAGGCTGAGCCGGAACTTTGGCACCATGTTTCACACGAGCATCAGCGATTGCTGCTTCAATAGCTTGAGTAATTGCTTGAACTTGCGCGGTGTCAGATTTAGGTACAAGAATCATAGCGCTGTACTTCGCTTCGCTGAAGTTATTTGGATTAGTGTATGGTTCTAATAAGTGCACAAAGGATAAACGTACATTTTGTAAAAGGACTTCTGTTGGTCTGCATTGGAATGCCATAATTAGTTACCTCCATTGGTATTAAACACTTGCGCCGCACTAGGTTGGTTAGTGATACGTGGGCGCTTATCCGTATCAACTACAAGAGTAGGTTTGCCAGGGTTCTTAACGACCTGGTCGCCTACGAGTTCATTAAATTCTTTCTTACCGAGGGCCTTTTCAATCTGTGCTAAGGTAAGAACCTTACGTTCATAGAGGATAGATTCATCTACCCCACCATTAATAAGGGTTTGAATGGCAGTATCGCCGTCTTGGAACGCTCTGGAGCCTCTGCCCTCTACTGCTTTCCAACCAGGCACCTCTGCACCGGCTAAGGATTCAGATAAAGCGTATTCCTTAATGTCCTTGTACCAGGATTCGATATCCTTGCCATGTTCTAGGTAGGTACCTAGTTCTTCAAGGCTAATCAGACGAGGGTCTTGGTTCGCGAACACGTGCATAGCATTGAAATGTTCGCATCGTGTTCGACATTGAGCCTTTGCCCTACAGAACCCACACCAGGCGCCAGCCTCAAATGTGTGTCCTTCCATTTCGTAGGCCTCTTTAGCTTTTGGCGCGACTACCTCCTCACCCCATTTACGGAGATCATCGGAAAACATTTCAAACTCTGAAATGTTGTTAACCCGAGGCTGTACAATGGTCATCTTGATAGTATTGAACTTATACAAGAGACTGTAATCGTGCATCGCACCGAGGGCGTATAACATCATTTGCGGGTTATGATCCGCATCAACTACAACACCTTTACCGTGCTTATAGTCAATGATATGGAGCGTATCACCGGCTAAGATGATACAGTCCGCCGTGCCAAATCCTTCAGGTACATATTGGCTAAAATCAACACGCTTTTCGATGACTACTACAGGAGCGATTTTGTAACTTAACATGATGGACTTGATGTATTCGAGATACACGTCTGTAGTTTCGTCCATTTCAGGTGCCCATAACTCGTTCTTTTTGATTTTGTTATAGGCCCGAGTGTACGAGCCTTTGGCCATTACCGTAATGTATTTTTTCAGTTTCAATTCACATAGTTCATGTGCGAGGGTTCCTTCCTTTGCATATTCTGATGTAGTATCAGGGAAGGTCGCTTCTAAACGAGGCGCCCCCGTACAATGTAGCCACCTATGT